TTCATGACTACCGGTCAAGCTTCCTTTGATGACGCTTCTGATGATGTAACGTTTAACGACGTCGATTCTGGAGACGACAGTCCTGATGATCAAGATTGGGTTGATCCTGATGATCAAGATTGGGTTGATCCTGATGATACACCTGAAGATACACCTGATGATGCACCTAATGGATTTGCTGAAACCAGTAAGAACCTTACTGGGAAGAGCAAGAAATTGGATACTGGAATCAGCCATTTATCGTTTAATGGAATGATCAGTAATGGTCCCAATGTTTCCAATATCACTGTTACTATTTCTTCCGGTAGTATGTCCAATAATTATCCCGTGGTCGGGAAGAGCATTTATGAGGTAGAGAAAATGCTGGGTCAGGTTCTCAACGTGAATCCTTACGCTCGTATCGTTCTTGTCAACGGTGAGGAAGTTACCAACGATTATATCATCATTGAGGGTGATGTCATCGAGTTCGTTAATGAAGCCTATGATAAGGGCTGCTAATCGTTAACGGCTAATGTCAATTGTTGTGGGGGGCTCCGGTCCCCCACCTAACTTTAAAATTTATCGAAAGGAGAATTCATGTAAATGATAAAAAAAATTGGACTCGTTGGGGTCGGTTCACTCGGTAGTCACATAGCGAAGGAGTTACAAAACTATGTTGACACCATTTACGCAGTTGACCCAGATATAGTAGAAAAGAAAAATCTTATAAATTCAATCTACACTAACGCAGATATAAATAAACCAAAGGTTATTGCATTAAAAGATAATATTTCGCAGTGTCGATTAATTCCAATAAATGCAGACATTAAAAATGTAGAACTCCCATCTGTCGATCAAACAATAGACTGTAGAGATGTTGTAAATCGAAATATTGATACAGATGTGAAATTTATGGTGGTTGGTAAGAATCTTCGTGTTGATTGTGAAGAGCCAGTTTTCACCGAAGATGAAAACGGTAAATATGTGATAGATCTTGATAAACTCGAAGTTTGTCAAGCGGGGCATCTGGCAAATGAAGTTTTGCAGTCAGATGGTATATTAACTCTTCAAGAGAAAAAATCGTCTATCCATATTCCCATATCAGCTCAATCTGTCGATGATGAAATCAAATTTCTCATTCGCCAGAAAAATAAACCACTACTCAAAAGAGATATCAGTAAACACATTTTTAATGAAATTAAAGGAATAAGTGATGCATATGGTCGCGTCAAAACCAAGTTATGTAAGATAGATGACCAAATGAATATAAAAATTCGTGGTCCATATATGATGAAGTACCCACAAGTTATTCAAACTTTAAATGATATCGTCCTGAGACAAAATGGTACTTATATCATAAATACTCAAGAAAACTGTCTCGAGATATGTGATCCCTTTTTAGTTGGGGGTGCTTAATGTCAAATAGGTTGAATAATGTTGATCTGATCACTGAAAGTGGTTGGGTTAAATTTGACAAATCTTGGAGTGGTAAATTTATTCATTATATATTTAAATGTTCACTTAAACCAATAATCTGTATATCAAAGGGAAATCTTCAGCCTATTGAATTGGGTGAAGAACACCGATTAACGCATTTTGAATTAATAACGAATATGCGTGGCGATAAACTTAACTCCGTTTTCCTCGGAAGAGGACAGAAGCATCCTCATAAAGATCCTCAAACACATGAGTTATGTTTGGGTAAATTGAGAGGAGTCGAAATAAGTACACAATTAGTTTCAATGATTGTCGACAGTCTTCAGAAATATGACGCGGATGATTGTTTTTGCCTTCCAGATTCATGTAATCTGAGAAAATTTGAAGAAAGACACGGAGGATAATCGATGCCAAACATTCTGGATTATAATAAATTTTGTGAAAATCTAGAGCCAGTAACTTCAGTGAAAATGTTCAAGAAGCGTTTCTTTCATGCGGAAGGGCTCTTTTCAGAACAGATATTTGGTCCCCTGAAAAACTACACATGTCAATGTGGAACATATTACGGGAAATCAAAGTCTGGTGGTAGATGTAAAGTTTGTAATGTTGAGATTGCTAACAGTAATGAACGAAGAAAACGATTTGCAAAGATCATACTTCCAATACCTGTCGTTAATCCGCTTATGTATGATCTTATTGTATCATTAGGTGGAAAGGCAATAAAAGCACCTCTAGACAATCTCATGAAAAATGAAAAGAGTATTTTATACGTAATAGGTGATGAAACGTTTGTCGTTCATGATGATGAGAAGATTCCAAGGACAGCAACTCGTTATGAAAAGGCTGATGCGATCCACGTTCTAGTAAAATCTTTTAGTGAAATGATGTATGAAGATATGGAAGATGAAAACTGGAAAAAGTTAGTTCTGAATATTGATAACTTTTTAATTCGTGAGATTATAGTCTTACCACCCGATCTACGTCCATCAACTCGAAGTGGTTCTCAGCAATTAATGGATAAGATCAATCGCTATTACATACAGATATTAACAAAGAAGGAAGTTATGCAAGCATCATTTCTTACAGCTATTCAGGACAAAAGCATATACTATACCTTCTTCAGAAATTTACAAAAAGATGTCAAAGAGTTACACGAAAAAATATTAGAGAAACTTGCCAAGAAGGAGGGTTTGATCAGAGGAAATATTCTTGGTAAAAGAATTGATTTTTCAGGAAGGGCCGTTATAGTTCCAGAACCATCTTTATCACTCGACGAATGTGTATTGCCATACAAAATGGTTTTAGAGATATTCAAGCTACAGGTGGCCAAAAGAATTATTGGTTTAGGTCGTTTCAAAAAATTACCAACAGCTCTCAATTATATAAACAAATGTATTAAATTCAATCATTTAGGCTTGTTGGATATTTGTGAAGAAACAATAAAAGGTAAGGTATGTATACTCAACAGACAACCATCGTTGCATCGTTTGGGAATGTTGGGTTTTAATATAAAGGTATCCCAGGATTCGGTCATCAAAGTACACCCATTGATTTGTAGTCCGTTCAATGCAGACTTTGACGGGGATCAAATGGCTGTGTATATACCACTTTCCGAGGAAACCATTCAAGAAGTTAAAGATAAAATGTTTGTCACAAAAAATTTAATCAGTCCTGCAAATGAAGAGTTAACCACTCTACCAAGTCAGGATATTGTATTAGGTATTTATTACCTAACATCTGGAAGATTTGATGATGATGATTTTAATGGTCTTGAACATTTCAATTCATTGTTGCCAGATGAATTTAAAACTGTAACGTATACCGTTGATGAGAAAAAACTTATAAGCATATTAGATCAAGTGAGAATAGATTTTCCAGATAAAATTGTTGGATTATTGGATGACATAAAGAAAACTGGTTTCTACTATTCAACTCTGTCTGGTTGTACGCTTTCTCTTGACGACTTTTTGATAGAAGATGTTCAGAAGGTCAAGGATTATATCTATGATACTGGTGGTGATATATACGAATCATTGAAAAGGTCCGGTTCAAATGATGTTATAGAATTTCTAAAAAATAATTTTAGGTATGCAGATTTGATTGAATCTGGTGCTCGTGGAAGTTGGGATCAGGCTAGACAGTTGTGTCTATCTCGTGGATTTGTTTCAAACTTTAGCGGGGAGATTCATGATAAACCTATAGTTAACAATTTAACAGATGGTTTAACACAAAGTGAATTTTTCGATTCGACCTATGGTTGTCGCAAAGGATTACTCGATACTGCTCTAAATACCGGAACATCTGGATACTTATCGAGAAAGCTTATATTTACTTGCGCTAACTTACAGTTATCAGATTCAGTGGCAGATTGTGGAACGAAAGACTTTCTTGAGGTTAAAGTAACAGATAAAAAGAAAGCATCATGTTTTGTTAATAGATCCATAAAAGATGAAAACCAGTTAAAGATTATCACACGCGAGAACTATGGTGATATAATTGGGAAAACAATCAAAGTCAGAAGTCCGATCTATTGCAAGAATGATAAGATCTGTCAAACATGTTACGGGGAGTCTTATAAAACTTTAAACAGCACTTTTATAGGTATCATTGCTGCACAGACCCTCGGTGAGAAATCCACTCAACTTGTTCTACGAACATTCCATACGTCTGGTTCAGCGATCATCAAAGAAGGCGCAGACAAAAAAGATATGAAACAAGAAGATATTATTGGAGATTTATCTGCGGTGTCTTCAATGCTTCATAAATTTAAAGATAGAAAGTGCGAAGACTTGGTACATGATCTGTTTGCAGTATATGACAGAAATGTATATCATGTCCATTATGAATGCGTTGTGGCTCAGTTAATGTGGGTCGGTATGAAAAAGTGGAGATTGTGTTCAGATAGAAATAAGTATAAACCAAAATTCCATAGCATTCAGTCAGTTCCAGATCAAGAGAGCTGGATGTTGGCAATGTCTTTTTCTAACCCAAGAAAAAGCATTCTGCACGGAATCATAAATTCTGGTAATTATTCAGGAATTATGGACAAGATACTTAGGGGTGAAAAAGTCTAACTTTATCAAGGAGGGATTTAATTTGAAAATAGTAAACCCACACTACAAGATTAGGGATGAAGATAACAACATTTTTATGTTGAGAAGAAAAGATTATGAGCGCATTCTGCCTGTTGTACAGGAAATAGTTCAGCCTGTCGAAGAGATAGGGTTTTCAATTGATAAAGTTGAGATGAAAAGCTCTCGAAACATAAAGGGTGAGCTCTCGAAAACTTTATATTCGATACTTCAAATGAAGTTTTCGAAGGGCTCATCATTAATTGAATTGAAACTTTATATTCCTAAGCTGATAGATAATAATTATATGTTCATCAATGGAAGGAAGAAGATTCCATTATTTCAACTTTTTGACGTACCGATTGTTATGCGCGGCGAAAAATTGAAAATGCGAACTAATGTTGGAACGCTTTTAGTGTATTCGAAAAAAGATTCGCCATATGTGGTTTGTGGATATTTGGGAAAACGGGTTCCATTTGCATTGATCCTGATGGCATTTTATGGTCCAGAGACTCTTAAGAGCATGTTTCAGGAAGAACTCACACGTATCACCAAACAAAATGAACCAGAGGATAACATTTATGATAGATTGTTATTCGATATAAAAATGTATTTTAATGAATCTATTGGTTATACTCAAGATGATTTTATTAAAGAATTAGGGAAGCTATACACAAAATACAATACAATCACAAAAGGAAATGATATTATATATTCACTCGACCTTATTCCAAAGGTTGACATTTTTACCAGAGAGTTTTTAGAAACTGGTTCTATTCTTGAGGATATTATATTGGGTTTGAAGAGGGGAGAAGTTGATGATACCATACTTCAGAATAAAAGAATCAGATGCTTCGAGTATGTTATATATAGCAGCGTCTGCAAAATAATTTTCGATATGTGTTTAAGTAACAGAGACATTCGAAAGCCCAAGTTTAATACAAACACCAAACAGTTGATCACAGCCAGTAATGTTTCTGAAATTGTGCAATTTGATTTCAGTATTAATCCTATAGATAAGTTAACAAAATTAAGTCGTGCAAGTCTACTTGGTCCCGGGGGTTTTAGAAGAGAAAATATTCCTAGACATCTTCGTGATATCTATCCTACAATGTTTGGTAGAATGTGCCCTGTGGATACTCCTGATAGGGAGAATTGTGGAGTTCTTCAGAATCTAATACCTAACGTACCACTAGATAATAACATGCGATTTACGGACTCTTACTGCGAAAAGCAACCTATATCTATACCAGTATCATTTATACCATTTTGTGAGCATGACGATCAGACTCGCCTTCAAATGGCATCATCCCAAATGAGACAGGCTATTCTTCTTAAAGAGTTCGACAAACCAATAATTCAATCTGGTTGCGAACACCTTTACACAAAATATACCGATTTTATTAAAATGGCCCCAAAAAATGGAGAGGTTTTATATCTGAATGAACAATATATGGTTGTCCTGTATGAAGACAAAACCGGAGAGGTTTTCGATATTTCCAGTAGAAAAATATACGTACATAACGTAGACATCATGAGGACATATTTTAAAGAAGGTGAACACTTTAAAGCTGGTGATATTTTAGCTGAGAGTGATTATTGTAAAGATGGTGATATTATCTTTGGTAAAAACTTTCTAACAGGAATCATGATCCATTATGGATATAACTATGAAGATGGGATCGTAATATCAGATAAACTATCTAAAAGTGGAGCATTGACATCTGTACATTTCATTGATTTATCATTCACAATGAAACCAGATAGAGTTTTATTAGATCGCCTTGGTCGTCATGGAGTATATGAACCACTACCGACACCTAATACACTATTGGAACCTGGGGATGTTTATGCGAGAATGCAGAAATTAACAACGGAAGATCATTTCTCAGAATTCCACGAGTCGACTGTTTTAGAAACTCCCAAGCGAGTTCTTATAACTGATGTCAAAATATACGCAAACACATGGAATAACGATGTGCCAATTTATAGAGAATGGATTGAGAACTTTATGCAAAAGCAAATTGATGATCAAGAAAGTCTTAGAAATGTTGTCATGAAAAAACTTCCAGAAGACATATCAACCGATTTTGTAAGAGATCATCTTCATTTTGATAATGTCGGGAAATATAAAATAAAGAAAGAAAAGATCGATGGAATCCATATAGAAATGTACGGAATTCAAATGAAGACAATCAAGGTTGGTGATAAAATTGGAAATCGTCATGGGAATAAAGGCGTTATTTCAACCATCATGCCAGAGAATAAAATGCCACAGTTAGAGGATGGCCGTCATTTGGATATATGCATGAATCCATTGGGTATACTTTCTCGAATGAATATTGGTCAGCTTTACGAATTGCATTTGGGAATGGCTGTTAACGATCTAAAAACTCAAGCATTACACATGTTAGAGGCTGGTGATAAGGCTGCTATAAGAGACTATCTAATTGATTTTATAAAAATTATCGACAAAACAGAGGGATGGTATCTGGATCAGTTTGTTGAAAAACTGCCAGACGAGATAGATGAAAAATTTCTAGAAGACTTCTCAGTTATTCAGCCACCATTTCAAAGTATTAAAGTCGAAGATCTAAAGGCAGCAATGGAATATACAAACACCAAGTTTAAATATAAGGTCTTTGATCCACCATCACAAAAAATGGTTATGAGTCCGATTTCTGTTGGATATGTTTATTTCTTTCGCATGACCCATATTGCTGATGATAAATTAGCGGCTCGAGGAATTGGGTCTTATGCAAAACGGACCCTACAACCTCTTGGTGGAAGAAAGAATAAAGGTGGACAGCGTTGTGGTGAAATGGAGACTGCATGTTTCATTGGTCATGACGCAATGAAGAATTTACATGAAATGTTCACATTGAAATCTGATTGTTTTGACACAAAAAACAATTATATTAAAAATCTAATAGATCCACAAAACATTATCGAAACAGATATAAAAGATCCTATACCAGAATCTGTTCGTTTGTTAAATTCATATCTCACCGTCCTTGGTGTTGATCATAGAGGAAAAGATTATGAAAGAACTACCTGACATTCAAAATACTACACCAAAAATACGTGAAAAGATATGTAAAGTTGGTGTAGAAAATGTCGAACTCCCGTTCCTCTTAATTCTGAGGGACGGGGGGACTCCCAGCTATATTCAGGTGAACGCCAAAACTGAAATGGTTTGTGAGCTCGATGAATCAACTAGAGGGGTTTCAATGTCAAGATTCACAAGAATTTTACAACCATATTTAAGACAACCCCTCAAACGAACAATATTAGAATCAATATTAAGAGATTTCACAAAATCACTTGAAACAAAAACTGCATCTATAAAATTTAAATTTAAAATACCAGTGATAAAAAAATCACCTATTTCAAACAATGAATTTCCACAGTATTACTCGTGTAGTTTTAAAAGTGTTTTCTCAGAAAATAAATTTAAATTTTATGAAAGTGTTCGAATTCAGTATTCAGCATATTGTCCCTGCTCTGCTGCTTTATGTCAAGAAGGTAAGTTTGGGTTTCCACATAATCAGAGAGCGTTTGCTGATATCCTGATACAAACAAACCCAAGAGCATATATATGGTTAGAAAACATTATCGATTGTGTTGAAACGTCCGTTCATACAATTCCCTTCCCTATTGTTAAAAGGAGTGATGAAAAATGGATCGCAGGTGTCGCAAAAACACATCCTCAGTTTGTTGAGGATTCGATAAGAGGGATATCTCACAGGTTGAATTATATGAAAAACGTAGTAGATTGGTTCGTGAAATGCACACATGAGGAATCAATTCATACATCAAATGCTATTGCAATGAATTGGAAAGGAAAAGAAGGTGGTTTCAATGAAACTACCTGTATTTAAGGAGGATATTTTATGCAAGGCCGCAATGACTTTCGAAATATTTTTGATAATTTCACCCCCGAAGGCGCAGCTGATATAGATGGCTTGGATTTAATAAGTAGAAATTCAACTCCCAGAGCGGCTGAATGTGCACCAGAAAATCTAGAAGAAGCGATCCAGTTAGAAAAGACGCCTCATCATTTCAGAACTATTACTTTTGCAGATTGGTTTACCAAATATCAAACTAGAGTTACTTCGGTGAGAGCAGTTCGAATAAATATGAATGGTGTAGATCCAGATGAATCAGTTGTTGTGTCTGTTCCAGACGATCAGGGAAAGCGCTATAAAGATCGTGATAAACGCCACCTAAAAATTATAGAGAATGCTAACATTATTCCAGTTATAGACGCTGATCCGATTGATATGTTTGTGTATAATAATGGTTATCAAATATTGTATGCCATCGGGGGTGATACATATTTAAAGGGGTACAGCGTCAGGAAAAAGTTTGTTGTTAATATCTGCAAGGATGTTTTAGATTATTTAATACCAATTGGTGGGTTCATAATAAATCGTAACGATCTAGAATGTAAATTTATAAGTTACGATTTAGGAAATGTAATCGAGGAGAGAATACGTAATAATATGTTAGATATGGAGAAGTTGGCAATACTCTATCATCAAAGCAAGAAATTTGATTTTTCTGATTTTAATGGTTTGCTTAAATGTTTAACAGCCCGACAGGGCGGAATTAAAGACGTACAACATCAACTTGAAATTGATACAGCGATAGAAAAATTGTGCTTAGATGGTGTTGAATATGAAACTTAAATCAGAACGCTTAATTCTCAGAGATGTCTTTTCATATGATATAGAAGCTTGCCATTATAATCTTTTGAAAACATTTGGTTATGATGTGTCATCGATAAATAAAGCAAATAAGAAAGAACGCAATATTCAAATTGGGAAAATCATGAGAGATAATGAAACAATTAAATCTCGATTACGTGAAACAACCGCTAGGATTATTGATGATTATATAGCTTTTAATGAATTGAAAGAAAGTGATATTATAATAAGACAGTATGATGGACTCATCACCACAAAGAGATTAGTGGAAATTAAAAAGAGCGTCCTTCCAATTGTCTTGCAGAACAGATATGACATTGTTCTGATTTCTATTGAACGCAGTATGTATATTGCCTTTGATAACCTCAAGAACAAAATAAAAGTTAAGGGTGTCCCAAGTCTTTATGAAGGGATCGAAACATACTATAGAAAACTCATCCGAATTGTTGATATAGAAAATAAAACCAGAGTGTTAGATAATCTAGAAACGCTTAAAAGATCATTTTATAAGGAAACGGACCTTGAAATTTTTGCTATTCCTATTAATGAGGATGAGGTAGAAATGATCTTTAAATCGTTTGGTCAATTAACGATTAAAAGAAACACACTTTATTATATGGATGATGAAGAAATTGATAAGAACTTCTACTATGATTTTTATCTCCATTCATTTATCCAATCAGTTGTATTAGAAATTTTATCGTAGGAGGAACCTATGACGCAAACAAAATTTGAAGAGAACGCAGTGGAAATGGGACTTGATTCCTCCCATGCTAATCAGGGACTTTATTCATATGGAGATCGCTTCTGTGAAGTTGTTTATAGGACTTTAATTACACCATCTGCTCCTACACATGAATTAAGCTGTAGTTTAGAAACCCTGGCAGAATTGGATGAAGAAGAGATTGTTAATTCAGGGCATGAAACTGATGGGTTCACAGCACCACATATAGCAATATTCACGAGGGCGGCTGATAGTGCTAAGTTTCGATACTGTAGATGTATCAGTCACGTCTATAAGTTTCAAGGACATGATGTTGTAACTGAGCGGGTTAAATCAAGTCTAAGGAGTTTATCTGAGGGTGTTGAGGACAGTGTACTATATGATGAAGATGTACATTTGTCATCAGATTTGTGTGTTTTCCGCAACTACATCACTATTATGAATCGTGAACACCCATGTGCAGCTGGAAACGTACATCCAACTCTCATTGTTGGAAATAGTTATGATGGTTCTAGAGCTGCAACAGTGCAATTCGGTCTTAGTATTCGCGGTGATGGCTACCGTTCAAATTGTGCATTTGAATTGGGTACGATGAGAATGGTTCATTCCCAGTATTCTTTGTCAACAATAACCTATGGAATCGCTGATTATATTCAGGTGTTTAACGGAGGAATCGAAGAGCTCATAACAGAAAACATGGCAGTTGAATTGAATGAAGATAATATTTTTGCTGTTCTGGAAGGTATAGAAAGGTTGTCAGAAAAGAATAGAAATGCACTCCAGAAGTTTTTAGATGAGGTTAGGAATAGTGGAACTTTAACAAATTGGCAATTCTTTTTAGCCATTATTCGTTATTCTTGTTTTCAGTCAAATATAAACCTGAAGAAATTGCTGGAAAATGTTGCTGAGAGCGTAATCGTTTTACCGCAAAGAATGAGTGAAATGCTCGAAAATCAAAACCATCAACCGACAGCATAAGGCATAGACGAGAGGATTGGGAGCTCACGCTCCCTTCTTCTTTTTTTGGGAACAAAATATAAAGAAATATGAGGAGTACGCTAATATGTCTGGAACCGAAAACAGATCAAACTATTGGAACCCTTCAAGGAACTATGAACTATCTTGTAAGATTGGAAAGATGGACCTTACTAATGATTTAGTTCAAATGAATATTATATCCTCTGTGGAAACGCCATATCGAACTTATGTTATGGACTTTTTTCTTGATCCTGATGATATGATTCTAGAGAAGATATACGGACAAACACCCATTCAACTTAAAATAAAAGTTTATGGAACCTCGGAGAATATTCCTCATGAAATCATTGAAACTAATTTAATGGCTTTGGGATCGAAATATGATTTATTAATGAAAGATGCACAACCCCAAATACCAGATAAGACTCGTTCATCCGTTAGAATCCGAGCCGTCCCAATTGAGGCCTATGGGGCAATGACAACATTTGTGAATGGTGTATATTTAGAAACAACTCTAAGATCTATTGTTACTGATTTAGTTTCTCAGTCTGGTGCAGAACTTATATATGATCAGAGAGGTGAAAATTCTTTAACATATGATCAGATAATTGTTCCTCCAGCACCATTATATAAAGCACTAAAATATTTAGATAGAACCTTTGGACTCTTTAACGGTCTTTCTGGGATATTCTCAACAGCCACCAAATTCAAAAGAAAATCTAATAGTGCAATTCTAGCAAAGATTAAACCAAAGATTCACATAAAGAATTTATCAGCCAGCAAAGATTTCGGAAAAATAAGTATCACACAGCTATCAGCAAACAGCAAACAAGATGATTTATTGAATGTTTTTGATGGTAAAACGTTCTACACATACAACCCAGTTGAAACCGAATATACTGGTAATACAACATTTTCTTTATATGGCCATAAAATGAAACACGTTGTTAAGCCTAGAGATGAACTCTCCAGAACTATAGAAATTGATACATCAGAATTTGCAAATGATTATGGAATCGTAACAAAAAAAGATCAAATATTCTTTGATGCTCAAGGGCAAGAAAAACGAATAAGTTTTTTCAAGGATCATACTGGTTATGACACTGACGAGACTTTCATAAGAGCCATTCACTCAAAATATTTTGCTCAAATGTCCATTTTAAAAATTCATCTTGAAAAATGGTTGATGTTAGAAAACCTTCTTAATGTTGGTTGTGGTGCTATATTTAAATCAAATATACAGGATGTCAGGGATTTAACTGGAAATTATGTTTCAAAATTTTCTTTGACACATTTTATAAGAGCGAAAAGGGATTGGGAATGTGGGGTGACGTTGCATCTGATCAGGACAAACCGAGTTACGTAGAACAAATTAATATAGGGAGACTAGAATACATGGATACTTTGATTGATGCTGTTGAATATAAAATTCATAAGAAAAAACAGTTAATTGAAAAGCGTTTAGAGAAAGACCGTCCACAGCATCTCAAACATTCTGCGAAAAAATATGTAATGGAATATCTAAGATGTAAAAAGAGTTTTGAATATTTTGCCACACATTATATCTTATTAGAACTTCCAGGTGGCGACGTATTAATGGATCCTTATCAAAAGCAACTCGAGTTCATTGATTTAGTTGAACATAAAAAGCATGTTCTTTTACTCAAGAGTCGTCAAACAGGTTTCTCAACAATAGTACAGGCTTATACAGCTTGGTTATGTAATTTTCATGATAATGTTGTAGTTGGTATCATATCAAAAGATGGAAACGAAGCAACCGACTTCGCCAGATTCATCAGAGGAATGATCGAAAAGTTACCAAACTTTCTAAAACCAAAGAGGGGTGCTCTAGGGAGAGGATTTGCAAAGAAAACAGAGCGTTCTTTTATTATGACTAATGGAAGCAAAGTTTATGTGGCAACTGTCAATCCAAAAGCTCCAAATAAGACACTTCGTGGTAAGGCTATTACATTTTTGATTGTAGACGAGGCCGCATTTATTGATTATGTTGATGACGCATGGACCAGTATCGTACCAGCTCTCTCAACCAATCAGATGCATGCAAAAAAGAGGGGGGTTCCATTTGGAACTGTTGTAATTTCGACACCCAATAAAACTGTTGGTCCAGGAAAATGGTACTTCAATAGATACCTTAGAGCGATATCTGGAGAAGGTCTATTTATTCCATTTGTGGTTCACTGGAAGATGGTAGACGAGCTTGCAGATGATCCTGATTGGTATCGGACCCAGTGTGAGCTGTTTGATAATGATCCTAAAAAGATTGCCCAGGAATTAGAGCTTAAATTTTTACCAGCTGCGGGTGCATTCTTTGAATCAGAAACACTGGAAAAAGTCCAAGACAGTGTCCAAAAACCATTAGAAAAACTCAAACTTTTCAAGGGAGAAGCTTGGTCTTTTCAGAAACCAATACTGAATACACATTATATAATGGGGGTAGACACAGCCCCAGAACATGGTAAGGATAAATCAGCAATTACAATTTGGGATTATGAATCAATGGATCAGGTATGGGAATATAGAGGAAAACTGAGAGTCATGGATTTTATAGAGGTGGTTAAAGCCGCCGCTTCTTTATATGATGGAACGATTGTCATAGAATCAAATTCATATGGAAACCAAGTTATTGAACATATGAATAATTCGAGCTATTCATCCAGGCTATACAAAGAGAAAAGGGGTGAGAATACACTTGTACCTGGGTTATCAACCACGGCAAAAACACGTCCATTGATGATAGATGCATTATATTCTTATGTAACACAATATCCAGAAACAGTTAAGTCTGAAAGATTGGCTTTAGAATTAACATCTCTCGTAAGTAAAACAAATGGGCGAATTGAAGCGGATTCTGGGTGTCACGATGATGTTGCCATATCTGCTGCACTCTGTTATTATGTTAGAAAATATGATCCACCATTATTAATTGGTGTTGGTTCTTCAGATTCGATACAAGATTTGGAGGACGTGTTAAATATGAATTTAGGTGGCTCACCCCTAACAAGTAGAACAATAGAAGAAGAATCGAGTATGGATCACATTAATGCTGTACTACTTAAAAAGCTAAAAGAAAATATAGGTTCAAATGAAAATAAAGAAGCCTATTATAATCTATTTGATATGTTGGATCGAGGATAAAAATGAAAGAACAAACATTACAAGAATTATGGGCATTACCAACGAAGATGAAACCGTTGCCATATGATTTTTATGGTCACAAATTATATTCTTCAGATAAATTAAAATTGAAATTTTTTGAATCAGTTCTTTCTACACCTTGGGGAAAGTATCACGCAAAAAATTTCAAAAGACTTCTCGAAACTAATAATATTGTGCCAGCTTTGATGAATAAGGGGATATTAAGTTTTTTATCTAAAAAATTTTTATCAACGGACTGGACCAAGAATATACAAGGACTCTATTCAAAGGAACTACAAAAAGTCATTATATTTATTGATAATAATTCTAATTGGCTAGGTCTATCATCGAATAAAACATTGGTTAAAACAACTCTTCATGAGTGTATGCATTTATCAGCTTCAGATAATATAAAAGGTTTTCTCAAGATTATGCAACCAACGCTCCAACAATATTATGGTTCATATTTCAGTGGTATTTTTTCTTGTAAAAATTTGAAGATGGATAAGATTTTGAAAACATTAACGCCAATGGAGGGAAGATTTTCTCCACAATTACAAAAAAATTATATGAACGCATTATATAATGAGACTAAACCAAAAACATCTTTAGACGGTCAAGAATATGAGGATATCTTCAGAGACATATACACGATTACAAGAAGTTTCCCAACGTCTCCGAATTTATTGATGAGATATTATTCAAAATTTTATCATATTTTTAACCCGTTCAATACAGCATATATGAAAACATTTAAAGAGAGGAATAGCTATACATCGCCAGCACAGGAACTGTGGTCTTTATCAGAAGTCGCAGCTGTCATGGTTGAATTATTACCCGTTGATAAGCGGGTTAGCCAAGTTTTATCAAATATAAAATGAGGATTAGAAAATGCCAAAAAATTCAGGAAAGGATAGGGGAAGTATATCTCAAACAGCTAATGATCAACAAGTTAGAATATCTCAAGTAAGTAATGTGAGCAAAGCTGTTACAGAAATGGGTAAAAAAACCACCAATGAAATGAAGGAAACTGAAAGAAAAATTGCTGCTGGTGGTGACATTAACAGTGTATCTGGCTCAATGAATTCTGTGTTAGGTAGTCTAAAAAGAACTGTTGATTCTCTACAAAATGGTGTTGAAGCAGCTACGTTTGGGACTGCCAAGGCTGCACAGGAAGCTATTAAACAATATGGTCAGGCCATCTCCGAAGATTTTAAAATCAATAAGCAGAATATGGTAGCTTCAGCGCTTGCATCCGCCACTCCAATATTTGGTTATTTCGCCTCTAAATTTATGGAAACTGGTATGTTTAAAACAGCTAAAGATAAGATGGCTGCTGGAATGACTGCTATATTTAGAAGAAAATCACAAGGTGGATCTATCCCAGATGATATAGATATGAGTGGGGGGTATGGTGTCGCTAAATCAGCGACGAAAGCAAAAACTGAGGCCAACAATAAAAAGAAAGATACGATTGATACGTTTAAAATTATAGATAAAAATAGACATAAAGAATATGGACGACCAGAAAACGAGAAAATGATAATGTCATTATCAGCAATACAATCAGCACTTGGTGGTCAAATTGGAAAATTCTCACAATGGTATAGCAAATTTTTGCTGCAACATCCATATTTCAGAACAACGATGACAGCGATGAAAGCCTTATCGGCTGGTTTTGGTGCTGCATGGAAAGCGGTTTATTTCTTTTGGAAACCTCGCGGTGGTTATGGACGCCAGTTATCTAAATCAAAGCAACCATTAGTAGCCATCAATCAGAATATAGCTACTCTATTCGTACAATCTATGCCACGTCTTGACGCAATTATGATATATACCAAGGCAACAGCTATGGCAATCCGAGACTTATCATCACATGTTACAGGGATAAAGTATCCAATGATGGACCCATCTAAGCTTGGTGGCACCTGGAGTATAGCTGGCAGTACTATGAAAGCTTTGAGAAAAGTTGGAGCAGGTATGATGAAAGCTGGCACATGGGGTGTTGGAAAGCTTACCACAAAAGGTAGTCAAACAGAAATCATCATAAGTGAAATTCTAAACTCTCTTGGTTTGACAGCTCAAGGTATAGATTATGCATTAACTGGTCCTGGAAGATTGAGAGCAATGATTAAGAAAAAATCAGCAGGAGCAATAGAAGGAAAAAGGTTATTTGGGGGTTTAGAAGCAACTGGTGGACCAATGGAAATTCTTGAGGCAGCAATGGGTGGTCGGACACCAATAACAGATTCATCAAGATTGTTGCCAGCACCAAAGAAGGAAAGTCTTTGGAAAAGGATGTTTTCTAAAATTCGGATGCCCAAATTTTTTAGGGGGATGGGTAGGAAACAAAAACCCCAACTAATAGTTCAAGGTGTTTATGATGAGTGGTATGCTAATCGAAATTTAAAGAAAGATAAGCATTTCAAGAAGCTCTTAGGGTATACAGCCAACACATCCAAATATTTGAAACAACATGATAAGAGAGAGAAAAGACGAACCACAATGGGAATTATTGGAAGTATATTTGGTGGAGCGAAAAATATATTGAGTGGAGCTTTGGGTCTTATATTACCCTTGCTTGCAACGTTTAAAGGTGGTGTGTCCACATTTATCAAAGGCTTTTTTGGTAAAGGTGGTATCATTCGTACTGGAATTGGGGCTCTTTTCGCTGTTGGCGGACCGATTTTAGCAGCTCTTTCATCTGCATGGTTTTGGGGCCCAATTGGTGCGGCAATCGGTGGTTATGGAATTGGTAAATGGACTAACGACAAAATAATCAAACCATATATAATGGACCCATTTTTCAAAAACCAACAGACAAAACAACAAGAAGGGGGAAGTGTATTAGGTCAAGTGCGTAAAACGTTACAGAAAGAAGCAAAAACTGGTACGGGAGTCTCAGCATACGAAGCAAGAATAGGATTAAAAGTTCAGACAATGTTTAAGAATCAACAAACTTTGATAGGTGATTCGTTGGCTCCAAATGCAGTTAAGGCTGGACAACTAAAATACGTCCAAGCAAATAAATCCATATATGCAAAATACAGTGTGGATGAAATCCAAAAAGCAAGAGAGCGTTGGAGACACTCAGGTGGATATACTTTGTTCTATAGATGGATGTCTCAAGGCAGAGATCCAATGACATTTGGTCGAGAAAAGGAAGAGCATTTCTTGAATTATTTGCAAAAGGTTGGAACACCGCTGCAAAAAGGGGTATATGCCGCTAAGATAATCGATTACGACGAGCGCAAAATTGCTATGAAAGGCGGGAAAAAATGGTTGGGGCTGGTGTCAGCAAAACAAGCTCGTGAATTGGTTGCTACATATGGTGGAGAAGCAAAAGATTACATAAACAAAAAATATACAGAGGCAGTTACATATGGTAAAAGGGTAACAGAAAAAACAAAAGAATTATCTGATAAATACGGTGGAGCAGCTATTCAAAAAACAGGTGAGTTTATCGAATTGGGTAAAGGAACTTTCTTAGAAATATATAGACAAGGTGACACAAAACTTAAAGAGTTTTGGGAAACATCATCTCCAGAGAAAAAAGCCATTATTAAAAGACAAGCAGAACAACTGTTGGCCAGCGGTGAAGTAACGGCAGCAGAACTGAAAAGAATGGGAATAACACTAAAAGATTCTGCCGCTGAAAACGCTGAAAAAGTTGGTAAAGCCGTCGTGTCATCAGCAATTCATACAACTAATAATATTTCTAATGCTGTTAACAATATATCAGGTGGTGGGTCAGGTGGATCAAACAAATTTATACAGGAACAAACTATGGACGATATAGCAAGGGGAGAGATGATTTTCTAAGGAGGAATCAAAATGGCATCAGGACAACCAGTACTTTCAAGTAATTCATCAATATTCAATCAAACAATAGATTTCATCATCGGTGCGCCACCAGTTAGTTCAAGAGATTCGGATAGTAGCGCTGGAACCATTCGTCCAGGACCATCTCGACAAAGTGTAATACATAATGCTATGCCAATAGTGCATATTCAACCTGGAATACCAAATTTTACAAGAGGATTGGATTTGATGGGAAGAAGTCCAGCATTTTCATCTGGGTCAGATGAATATACCGCAGGTGATCTGGGTAGAACTGGAAAACGAAATAGCTACGTTCAACAACTTAGAAATTTAGGCTTTTCACTCAAACAACCATCACCATCAATATCAGGATTTTTAACATGTGCTTTTCTTGCAGATAGTTTTCCAACTGATACTTTTACAAATGAATATGGAGAAAACTTTCTTCAGAAAATAACAAATGTTGCATCAGAGGGTATGGCGAGTTTAACACAAATGTTAGGTGGGCGATCAATAACACAAACTGCTGAGAATATAATTGCATCCGCTAAACAAGCTGGTGGGTGGGCAAAAAGTGGTGCTGATCTAGCTGCAAGTGGGATGCAGCAAATAAAAAATATGGCTTCTAATTTACCATCTAATGCTATGCTTGGTAGAATAGCCAATAATGTAGATGTATTAGCCGCTGGTGGTCGTATAGATTTTCCAATGCTTTGGAAAAATAGTACATACTCACCATCTTATACGATGACAATAAGATTGTATAACCCCGACCCTGGTAGTAAGGAAGCAACAGCAAAATTTATAATTGGACCAATTGCCGCACTTCTTCTACTCGGTCTCCCACAATCGGTTGGTGAAGGTGCATATTCATGGCCGTTTATTCATAGATTTTATGCACCAGGAATTTACAATCTTGACCCTGGATATATAGCTAATATTACAGTTGTGAAAGGCGGAGACCAACAACAGATATCTTGGAAACAAACAATGGGTGTCGTCGACGTCAGAATAGACTTCGGTAGTGTGTTCAATAGTATTCTATCAAATGCGTCATCATCAAGAAATCGCCCAACCTTAAAGGGTTATCTCGAGGCAATGTCTAGTCAAAAAGAAGGTGTTGTGGGATTAACAGATTTTAATCAGGTTAACAATGAAACTAATCAAAGTCCCGCAACAATTGAAAGATCTAAAAATATTGGCTCTAATACACAGGGTCTCACAAATGCAGAAGTGCGTAATTATAGTTCTAATAGAGCAGGGCAAAGAGCCGATGTCTCACCAACACAAGAGAAAACACAACTTGATATAACCGAACCTGGAGAAACAATATCCGCAAGGACCCCACAGTCAATTAAAACAATTGCCGACCATTTAATTGAATTGATTCCAGTTGGTGTGAAAATAGAATTCTAACAGAAGAGGTTTCGAAATCTTAATGTTATATAGAAAGCAACAAAGAGTTCTAGAGGTTTCTGATCTCTAGAAGAGACGGGACTTATTATTGATCTATCTGAAGAATCTAACATTGAATTAGTAAACCCAATTACGAGATTTTTAAATACATAGGGGTCCCTTTTAAGATCTCTCTTCAACATACGACTCTTTACTATCTTAAAAAAATCTGGGCCACATAAACTCTTAGAATCTAATATATTTTTTAGAAAACTAGTCAAAATTATTTTTACATTTTCTTCTGATGATCTATCATGAATCATAGTGATTATCATTTCTGCTAAGTTTGGTTTTACTCGACTGGCTCTTTTGGCTTCATCGATGGATTTCTTATCATAGTTTTTATAAACGAACATACTCTTTAGGAATTTTTCAATAGCGGCACCACCACCAGTTGATGTTGTTGTTTGAAACATATTTCTATTTTCATCATCTTCGCCAGCTTCTTTTTGTGCTGATGTTCCTATACCTAATTCACTATTTCTATAATATGCTTGCATAAAACTTCTGGTGCTCTGAGCAACTCTATGACGAGCTTCTTTCATATAATCAACCATTAATTCAGCATTCCAATCCCCCTTTTTTATTCTTGTATAAAATCTCTTATTGAGAGCTTTTGATAAAAATAGAAGAGCATTGGGGATTGTTTTCTCACGGTAAAATAAATGTACTTTAACAATATTATCAATAGTATATCTAAATACATTCTCTTGGCATCCCACTGGGAGATGCTTTTCAAATACACTACCATAATGTTTTACCAAAGTATATAATATAATATCCTCTGCCATTTTTTGTTTATTAATTTTTACAAATCTATAATATATATAAGATAAAATAAAAGTAAGTGGAACTCTCACAACATTACTTTTTTGACCCTTTGGTCCTGATTCTTTTGCATTTTCCTTAGCAATATCTCTAACAAATTTTTGTGTCACGCCAAGTTCCCTATAAAGCTGTGCTTCAAATACCTTAGTATGAACCTTAGCACATGGCTCACTCAAATTATTAAGATCGCGTCCAGCTTGACGTGCTATAATTTGATAAACACGTTGTGGATTAAATTTAACTTTTTTGTTGAGTGTATTAAGTATATCCATTATGAAAATATCCTTACGACCATATTATCTTCATCGAAATAAATGTATTCAGGTCCATACTGCAAAAGAGTTTCTTGAGTAAAATTATTGATATCAAAATTGAAGAATATACTGGATTCTGGGCGTCTCAGAACACAATGATCGACACCAACAACTTCTTGAATAACATCAATAATTTCAGAGCGATATATATTTTGATTAATACCAAACCTAGATGTGAATTCGGTTATTACCGCAGATTGAACTTCATCTCTTAAATTACCATTTGTCCCTGAATATGTTGTCTCTTTAAAAATATCTATCTCAAGAACTATAGGTATAGTGTAGTTCGGAACAACCCAACCAAATACAGAAAATATATATTTATTTGCTTTATTTGTAACGTAAACCATTTGATCTGACTTTGGTGTGATAAATGTAAATGTCATAGCGGTAGTATCATTGAGTATAGCGATATTATTATCTTGATTTGCAAAGACCCCCTGCCCATTTAAAACTATGTATCGATCACTCAAGTTTCCAGATGTAGGAGGGTCAGAAAGAATATCAATAACTGGGAGCATATCCACAGCGTTTAATTGCATGTTCTTCATCTCACCTGTTGTGTTTGCAAGTTTAAAATTAACAAAGTCAGTCAACATCTTATAATCTTTGAATGTAACTTCTGTAATAAGCTTTTGAAGAACAGTGGTTTCAAAAAGAACCGAATTAATTGAATCATACCATTCTTTCTTTATTACGGGGATGTCATAGACAATAAATGATGTAGAATCCACTACTACATTAGATGTTGAAAAATCTGATAGATCTTTTCGAAATGTGAATGTGGCTTGATATTGACCCACCAATCCTTCAGAGGGGTGACTGATCGTAAAATAATATGTATTTTCATTTACTGGAAGAACCGTATAATCAGGAAAGACAAGTATAAATTGATTAGCAGTAGCGTCATTAATCATATCGTAATCTTGGCCAGTCTCTAGAATCTCAATCTCACATGAAGCTAGATCAAAATCAGCTTCAGTTGATGCGTAGTTTAGAGTAAATATTGCTGTCTGTCCACTTTGTTCAACATTAAGTTGTGATGCTCGAATATCATAAGCAGAGCCATAACTTGTGACAAGTGTTGGCAATTGTTGGATTTCTGTTACGATGTAATTATATGTTGCTACAGTATTTAATGATTCGATGTACATATCAAAAATTGTATAGTACTCCGCGCCACCCTGAGTGATAATTGTTTGTTTTGGAATATATGTCTCTTCAAAAGTTTGATAGACATTTCTAGATGGTACAATATAACCATCGAAATTAAGCGTTGTGAAAAGTGAAATTTCATTCACCTTAATATCTGATCTCTTAAGAACTGGCAAAGAATTTGGGTTTAATGGAGAATCATCGATAATGACATTGGCATTAACATAATCATTTTCTGAAACTAAACGTTCTAATGCAGTTAGGTTAGTGATCGAGTTTCTTCGAATTTCATCTAATGATTCTTCGTCTACACCATTTACAGCTGCTGATGTATTAGTGACCTCATAATTGACAACTTGATTAAGGCCAGCCATGGTTGTAGAATAAATTCTTTCACCCTGAGTTATTGTGGCTTCAACAACATTTCCATCTTCTCCATCTGTCAATTGTGTTGTGACGCGCACCTGTGAACCACCTCTGGGTTGATAACCAATAAGTCCATTGCCAAACTGTAACGTAAATCCGTCATCACTTCTTCGGATAACATAACCTTTAGTTGTTGATTCCATCAAAAAAAGACTCGCAACTTCTGTGTATGTTGCCCAGCCAGCTTGTCCTGGTTCTTTGACCTCTACCACTATTTCTGAAATCTTGCCATTAACTTCGACATCTAATGTAATAAATTGGTATACTTGGAGATCTTCACTAATCTGAAACTCTTGTTCATCTATTCTGTATTGTCTGAAAGGCAAAACAAAATAGGCTGTTCGGTTATCAATTGTCACTGGCATATTGAAAACTTTTGTTCCCTCTGTTAATAGAACTGTTGCGCTCCCATTATCTGTGATGGTAACCACAGTCTCCCAATACGAACTAAACACAATGTCATCTGTACCATGAACTTTGAATTCTTCGGGAATGGTAAATGTCGCAACGGCATCTTCAAACGTTAGAGGAACAGCAAATAGAATATCTAAATTGGCTGGTGTGGCCATCTCAGCACTATACCCAAGATAAGCCGCTAAATTATATATAGATTCTGGTAATTGAGCTTTGGTTAGAAAGAATTCTTTGTAGGTTGATATTTGGTAAAATAAGACGTTGGAAGTTATTGTAGAGAGAATCTCAACCATAAAAGATAGGAAAGAGGATTTTGTTAAATCAACATTCTCCAACTCTAAATAAGTTTGAAGAAATTCTATGATCTGAGATCTGATTTGATCTCTACTTTTATAAACTTCTTGTGAGGTTGTTAGTTCAGTCATTTCTAATCTCCAATCTCCTTAGACAAAATAGAATCCACTATTTTTATCATAGAATGTATTTTTTAATCTATCTCTTAAGACATCGTTCTTAACCAATAATCTTGTTAAAAATGTTGAATCTGGAACGGTGTGAATCTTCTTGTCGTAATCAAAGAAAACATATGTATCCTGAACCTGTTCATCTAATTGTGTTTCAGTGATACTTTGTTCGACTTTGGCATGAATTTTCCAAAATGTGAAATCAGTATTAACTGATTTTTCTATTCCAGTAATATTAAAAATTGGGTATATATTGTTGGTTGGTCTGAGAAAACTTTGTTCGAATTTTATCTTATCATTTACTAGAGGTGTTATACCATAAATACTTGGAATGACAAAGGTTGTATCATTCTCTTTAATTAGGCCTGTTTCAGAACCATCGAATGCTGTTGTAATATCTTCTGTAAAATAGAGTGGGAGCAATAATATTTTATTCCATTTGACACCACTGTATTCACCAACACGGTCGTATGATCCAGCAAAAACATCTTCATCTTCCCATATCGTCTCTGGACCATCTATATGATAATAAGTGCATAAAAACGAGACAACATCATCCGCATATATCTCATAAATCATCCGTTGATATTCATGGATGTAAGAATAAATATTATTAAACTTTTGAGTAACTGTCGTCATATTATCCTCTATGTTGTTTTTTGTTGTTCGATTGGTACGGTCGAGTCGTCAAATTTAATAGATATCTCAGAACGCTCTCCTTTAAAACCACATTCTAAATTAACGTTGAATCCCTTTTTGTTTGGAAGTAAAACAACTGTAATATGCAAAATCTCTCCTCTAGTATCATAATTTTCAATCCGTGTCTTCACCTCAGTTTTTATGGATTCAACCGTTCCTGCATCCGCTGGTTCAAAAATTAACCTATACAGATTACTACCAAAGTTGGGGTCAGCGATGTATGACCCCAATGGTGTTAGCAAAATATTATTCCACGAATTTAAAATAACATCTATATTGCGAATCCTTTTAAAATCACCGATAGAAGAAATATAAGGAATAAAGTCATGAGGTTGAACATCTGTACCTCGGGACGACTTAACAAATCTATCTAATAAATTAGCCATTTTTCATCTCCTCAATAAGACTCCTTTGATCTTCATCCAGTTTATTTTTCCATTGAAGTATGGACTTCAACTTCTGAACTGGCATATTCATAACAGAATTATACGGTTGTTTTAATAATTCGATAGCAGAAAAAACTTCTTCATTCCAGTTTTTCTTAAATTTTTCGATGTCATCATCACTAGTCGAGTGTGTGTACCATGCGAAAAAAGTTATCGACCAGATCAAGGTCTAAAACCTCCTCATCACCGCAATGAACACAAGTTGTTCGCATTTTTAACTCGATTCCGTAGCTGCCTAATTGTTTCTTATACTCCTTAAAGATAGCTCTCTTGTCGTTGGGTGTTAATGATCTATAAGCATCTACAATATCCTCTCTCGAGGAGTAAACCGTTGAATCATTTCCATCTACACTTTCAATAAAGTTATCAATTATTAATGTTTCTGTCAATAAATCAAGCAATTTATCATTAGAACCAGCAAGCTTCATTGCATCAGCTTCATCTTTCAACGTTGGTTGTCTTATTGTAGCTGTGACAGAGTCCATAACAGGTAAAGGTACTTGGAAACTTACTTCCAAAATATTCTGTTCTTCTGGGTATGAATTCATGGAAAATGTTGAGGATGCTTTAATTGTAATCGAATGTGATTTACCACAGCTGCCACAAGAAACATCGTAGTTTCTAATTTCTTCGTAGGTTATGTGATATAGCCCATATAATAAAGCATCTCGATCTTTTAGTGTGCAATAGGTAAGATAGTCATCAAAATTTTTGATGATTTCTGGCTTAACTACTATACACTCATAAATACAGCGATTTAAATGATCGGTTAAAACTGAAGGAGAAAGAAGGCTACCTTTGAGCCGTTCTTCCTCCTGAACTGACATTGATCTAAGACGAAATGATCTATTTGTATGGGGTGTTATGACCTCATACTCTGGAAATTTATGTGCAAATCCTGTAAACATGGTTATATTCTCCTTTCCGTTCTCTTTTTATTAGCTATTCAAGCTGCGTTCTTATTAGGTACCAGCGCTTATTCTGTCACCATAATTCTCAATATTCTGCTTGGCTGCATACACGTCATCAGACAATGATTGACACTTGGTCTTGACCCAATTTTCGTGCCATATGTAGTCTACGTTAAATTCGATCTCAACGTCTAGACGTCCAACAGTTTCCACATCACTCGTGAAAAGATCTTGTGGATCTTTAGTTGGAAAAACACCATCATAACAAGCAAAGTATTCAACCTGTTTTCCATCTGGTGCTGTGGTCCAATAATACATTATAGCAGCATAGGTTGCTTTGGTGTATCCAGAAAGCGAGTCTGTTTCCTGTAGATTAGAAACACCAGTCCTATAATCTCGAATCATCTTTACCCATCCGTGCATAATGTTAGATGTTGGTGTTCCATTGAATTCTAAGAACTTCACAGACACAGAATTTCCATAGTCAACATTTCCAGGAACGGCCCATTTGATCCCACCCAATCCAGTATATTCAACCTTATTAAGTGTTCCGCCTGGAGGCGTTACTGAAAGACAAGCACCCGCTAAATAATAACCCAAATTTCGAACATCATCAAAACCTGTATATGCTGGAAGACCGGTTGGTATTGCAGCCATATAAATGTAATGATATCCAGTTAAATAAGGATCTGCCACACCAGTTAATGTTCCACCAAAGTTTCGAGATAGTCGATTATTTGGAACTTTTGCAAATGAATTCTTAAGAGCCATCTTTATATCCTCCGTTATTATAAACTCTTTTCTCGTTTTTTGAATTGAGAAATTACATCTTTCCAATTTCCATCTTTTATATGAATGACTTTGTCATCAATATAGAAATCGGCAGCGAGTTTCTCGCCAGTTATACGATCAAAATATATTCCATTATTTGTTAGATAATTTTTTAAATTTTGTATTTCGTCTTCTAGATTATAAGCATGTGTTTTTGCATTTTCTTGGCTAGCTCTTGTTGTAAAAATAACAATTTCGTATCCTTTATCTTTTAAAAAATCGATGGATTCTTTAGACCCATCAAAAGGATCATCATTCAACTTTCCATCATTCCAGCCAGACTTAGCCGAATAGATAGTTTTGTCAAAATCAATCATGACCCTGTGAAAATGCACCTCTTCTTCGAGAGGTTTTGTTTCGTCCTCGTCCTCGTCCTTGTCACTATTTCTGAGAATTGGTGGTGTCATTGAATCGATTGCAAAACCACCAACCGCTTCATTCGCTAATCGATTTAAATCATCAAAGAATTCAGATAGTTGTTTAGCGAAATCATTTAGATTCATGCATAAATCTCCATAGAGTCTATACCTTTTAATTTTGTTCTATCTTTTTGTCGAAGTCACGCAACTATATATATTAATAAATGAGCAAACGTATTATCTGTTTAAATTTAAATTTTTATAAGGAGGTGAATTCAATTTGTTGAAATTTAAGTGGCCTGAAGAATCACAAAATCGCGTTGTCAAAATCGCAAACCTGATTAAAAAGGGATTTGCACGATGGGAAAAATTACCCAAAATCAAAAGGAATATAGCAATTGGTGTTTCTTTTGCTATATCCAGTATCATTCTTCCAAAGTTGTTGTTGACACTTATAATATCTTCAGTCTGTGCTGGTAGGCATTTGTACCTGACTGGTGAAGTTGAAGAAGCAGCGAAATTAATCTTTACCGATAAAGACGATGTTTTTCATCCCTAATCACTGTTGTTGGGGTCACTGTTATAGTGACCCCAAACATCATTACCTTTTTTTGCCTTACTTAATGAAGAAGTTCAATTCAATTCTTTCAACTGTTCTGGTTGGTGTAAGGGTAACATTAACATGAAAGGTTTTTGTTTTTCTTTCATAATCTGTTGCGCCAACTTCAACCTGATAGTCGTCCAAACCTCTTCGATTCTTTATGATCTCCAAAAAGTCAGTTACTTGGCTAGAAACCTGACCCCAAGTAACTTGATCATTCTGTTCAAATATGAAGAAGCGACAGAACTGTTCCAGAGCTCTCTTGCAAAACAGAACCAATCGAACTATATTTAGGTCTTGTAATGCACCCGGTTTAGCTTGAGAAGTCAACTGACCCCAAACAACATAACCCTGTGCAAACTTAACGATTGGGTTAAGCTGTTTCAGATACAACTGATCTCTCTGACCAAGACGAGGATTATATCTCAAATCCTTAATTGTATCAATTGCAGCTCTATTAAAACCAGCAGCTGCAAACCAGATTTCTGCAACTGTGTCATTCCTTGGAATGATATAGGACATATGATAAACTGGTGAAAACCAGATGTCCGAACCAGTAAACGGATCAGAAACCTTATTGAAGGATTCGTACATAGCAATATAGAAATTGTTGAAAGTATTAGTGATATTTCTAGTTGACAATGCAGTATCAGACGTGGCGTTGTCACCATTGTCTATAATACCAACACAGTCTTTTCTGGTCTGGCAAAGGAAACTGATAGCACTCTTAACATCCGCTGGATAACCAGCATCATATACCAGTGAGAAATAGATTAGTTCTGGGTCAAGAATATTATCATCTATGATTCCAGTGTACGCTTGTTCTAATAGATTTTCGGCTACTGCTGTATCAAGAGCACCACTAGCAGTTCTTAGTTCTCCTTCAGAACCCTTACGTAGTGGGACAGGAATAGCTGATGTAAAAGCTTCTCCAACACTTACATTAGATTCACGAATCTTATATGAGATAATATCACCGACTTCGAAACTTCCCGTATCTCCAAGCCATCCAGGAGTTGCGGCTGTTAAGACTCTTGTTGGATAAGCGGTGATTGTCTCATTGTCAACACCACTCGATGCACCCAACCAACCCCATACTGTATTACCGCGAGCGTCCTTGGCGATAACAACATAGTTTGAATTTCCTGTGGTTGATTCGTTTTGCCAGTCTGAGAAATCCTGTTTATCATCTGTGATTGTCATTGTGGTAAGATCAACCTCAACATTACCAATGTCATTATCATAATTTTTAGCGACTAGTTTATAACCATCTGTATACTCACCGCTTGCAAGCGTCATTTCAGCTCTCAATACACTAGAATATGTTTCTAGAACACTTCCAATAAATAGAGAATCACCTGCATTGTCTAGAGCATTGGGATCAAATGATACCGAGAAAGATTCGATGATAACGTCATCACCATCACTTTGCCTTTCATAGATATCCAATTTATAAACACCATCAACTGTTGGATTTGAGAACTCAGTAAGACGGATACCGATTCCATTGTAGTAATCCCCTCTTCCAATTGGATAGATGAAAACTAGCGGTTTGGTATCACCATCAGTTATTAAGTTAGTTTGAAGCTCAGCAGCTGTGGTCATCTCCGCTATATAGGTTATGGATATGGATGCAGTTGCATCAGCTGTAGCCAACTGAGTGTCGATTCGTATATTTGAGAATGCTGCGTCATCAGGCAACACTCGCATCCAATACAAAGATCCCGACTCTCCTAAATGGTTATAGGCAATATACGGTCCTTGTCCATAGTTTTTTGTGTAATCATTTATATTTGGTTCTCCCCATTCAGAAACGAATTCCGCACGGGACCCTACAAAGATCAATTTATTCTCTCGACCTTTCCTCGCGTAACCACAGACCATACCTATAGAAGCTGGTACAACCTGCACAAAGGTTGAAAGATCGACAATTTTGGTGAAAACACCAGGACTTACGTTAGACATGTTTATACCCTCCGTTATCAAGTAAATATATTTTTTCTTCGATATTTAATTTTTTCTTGACTCTATAGGTAATCTTCCTTGATAACTATTTATATAATATAAGTATGGTATTAGAATACTTTAAATATCTTTTTCTTAAGTGTAAATGTACCAAATAAAAACTATTCGTCTGTCGACAGTTTTTATGAGGGTTGGGAATGTCACTCGAGCGAACAAACTAAATTGTCCACCGTATCCTCCAGTTCGAGACTCCGCTGTATAAAGTCCAGCCTCGCTCAATTGTTTTCCATTTGCTAAACTTGTTCCTAAAGTTGTTGTGATTTTTCCTATTAACCATTGTTCTTCATTATTGTAATCTCGTTCAAAAACAACACTATCAAATGGGTATTTATAATTTCCAGTTTCTGGATAAACCCCACCCGCCACATGATAATCAGCGGCATTAGCATCCGACGCACTTATCATGGCTAATGTATTAAGGTCAGTATCCGTCAGAGTTGGTGGAGTGGATATCAAAGGATCGGCTGGTCTAACTCCACCAGTGCCAAAACCCATCCAATATAGAAACTCATCTTTTGTAGGTGTTGCGCTTATATTGTCCTCGTCGAAAAGCCTCTGAACAAGCATCTCTCGTCCAAGATAGACAATCAAGTTGCTTTTATTCAATAGCTTTTTCGATCCATCTACTGGATCAACTTCCCAAATTTCAACCCAACCTTTTGGTCTACGGTTATTAGTTCGATTTTGGAAGGTTGCATCACCTAAGCAGTTATCTCCATAATGTTCCGCTGCTATGACTTCAATATCCTTAAGTTTTGAATGTTTTGTCATGATTTCCTTATCCCTTATAAAATTTTTATCTTTCTAAATCCATTTATTTTTTGTTCTACTTTTTTTCAGAATAAGCGATTTGGATCTATATATATTAATAAACGATGATAACAATCCATAAAAGATGTTTTTACGAAACATTAAAAGGAGATTATATAAAATGGCTGATAAAAATCGCGCTGGCACAAAAGTATTTAATTCCAAAAAACAGGAAGACCGGATGATTAGTGACATTGACTATCGCGAAAAAACTGGCAAGAATAAGGAAAATGTTGATGATTCATACAACACTTTCACAGTCATAGAGGATGGTTCAAAAGTGTGGTCATTTTAAAACGAGGTAGAAAGTTGTGAGGGTGATCCAGAGCTGATCACCCTCGCTTCTTTTTTTGCCTATATGTGTTTCGGTCTCATACTCGGAACCTTCTCAAAAGATTTAATATGATAAGCTTCGAGCTCTTTTTCAATCTTATAGCCAGTAATACCAGAAGTATCTTGTAAGTCAATTTTCATAGCATTTATTGAATCTTTTCTGACCACGTATACATTCTGAGATGCTCTTGTTGATAGCTGGAGTCCATGATCAGAATAATCATTTCCTCCACATAGACTTCCAGAACGTGCATGAAGATCCGTAATCTGAGCTGCGTGATAATGACCCCAAATTACAAAATCTATTTTTTCACCAATGTGATCAGTCCATTTTGTTTTGATCTTTTGAATCTGAGTTGATACGTTACCATTCTTGATTGTATGGCCATGAATGATTAGTATGTTTTTATTTAGCACTTTTACTACATGCTCCTGTATCGGATTATCAAAGAATACCATGCCTTTTGATTTTCTAAACATTAAACGCAACATCTCAAAAATCATCGTGTCATAATTATCTGATACACTGATATCACTATGACCAATCTCTTGATTGAGACGACTTTCATTACCGCTGACATACGTCACTTCCACGTCAAAGGACCTATTAAGATCCATCAGAAACTGCTCTAATATGATGCTGGTTAAAGCGGTTGCTCTTGCCCTATTGGTAGCCATGTTAAGCAATTCATCCAAACGTCTGTCAGAATTAATTAGATCACCGGTAAATGCAACGAGGACTTTCTTGATGTTATATGCCCCAAAAATTCTCTTAGACTCCAAGGCAAATTTTTTGAGACGCTGAGAACCAATAGTGAAATCATATTGATTGTGTTGCATAGATATAAGCTCATTGAAATGTGTATCACTAACCTGAATGATACCTTGAGCATTTGGATTGTATGCTTTATGCATGGTGGGATTATATAAACCTCTACCCTCTAAAGCGATAGCAAGTTCTGAGGCATACTCACCCAGAGCTGATGCATAACGAAATTCACCTCTCACTTTTCGTTCTACTCTTTGCTGATCTCTGAGTCTCTGGTTTCTCATTTCCAAAGACAGTGCTTGTTGTGTCATTACATCAGTTGTAACATCATCTAATAAATGACCGTAAGTTTTGATCGTTTGTCGAACGTATCTTGTACTGCAATCTAATTCTCTTGATATGGCAATATGAGACGTGCCTTGAGCTTTGAGTTCAAGGATTTCTATTCGTAGTTCAGATAGATCGATTCCTTCGGGTGGTGTAAAGAAACTTTGCATAGTTTTCTCCTATTGAAATGTGGATTTTATTTTAATTCATTACTCGCATTAGAAACTTTTTTTCCATCATGCGATTCAACTCTCTTTCACATTTATTATTTGTTATAACTTTTCGAAAAATGTTCTCGTTTTAATCAGTTATAACAAATATCCACCTCCGTAATTTGTCCATCACCGTTAAGATTCAAATTATTTTCTTTTTCCCATTAGCATTTGTTGCCAACAATTAAAACACTGTTCCCTTGTAACTTCTTCTTCTTTGTCATTACATTTTATTTTTGTCCTAGTTATAGGTCCAAGCTGTTCCACTCTTTTCACTGTATACTCTTCACCAGTTGGATCGTAGTAGTTGCATTCAGTTGGTAGAGATCTTGTACTGGCACTTTTTAATAAATTGTCTCTAACATTGTTGTTGTTAATGGCCAAAGATTTATGGAGAGACCACCCTGCCAACGTCCAAGTTTCATATTCTGTATCATCCAACCATATAGTACGGCTAATTCTTTTTTGGTCTATATATTCTTTTATTGGTTCTAAAACATTAGAAAACTTCTTAGTTTTGACGGATTTGTATATATTGTCGGTTAAATTGTTAAACTCTGGCACTTTAACTGATCTATAAAGATCTTTTCTTATTAGATTTTTGGTTTTTGAATTATAGGGAACTTCGAGAAAATTTGAAATTCTTTTAATTTGTCTCCATCCTCCATTAATAAGATCTTCATAGTCTACAACTAATGTTTTATCCCACAAATCTGTATTAGCTGATCTTAATATATATCCACCAACTGATAATATATATCGTCCGAGATCCACTTTCGTATTTTCAGGAGAAAATTCCCACCCGTCTTCTTTTGCTACTTCTATTCCTGATACTAATTTCTTTTGACTCTGAGCAATCTCTCTCGGATTTCTTAAACAAAATATAATTTTATCAATTTTATCAATTGCTGGTTTTACGGTGTTGGATAAACCGCCAGTAACAATTTTTATTGCTTTATCTTTATATTCTTCTACTTGTTCTTCTGTTCTAATTCCCCTTGATACAACTCCAGGAACTTCCCAGAAACCTTCTGGATTTAAATACTCTGCACGTTCCTGTCTTTTTCTGTTTTTTTCTGGTTTCTCTGCTTGAGGATTTTGAGCTCCCGATATTTCAACACCAAGAGAATCAACAATCCTCATCATTAGAGAGGTTCCACTTCTTGGTTCGCCTGTTATTACTATCATTTGTTTTCTCCTTTTCTTTTTTATCCACTAATGAATGTCATTGATTTGAACACTCCAGATTTCCAATATATGGCTGGACTGAAGTAGGACGTTGTGCTAACATCAAAAAATGAGAGTACTGCGTACCTGCTCCAAGTAATATCATTGTTGAAAAAATCTTTAAAATTATATGGATAGTAGTTTCTAAACGTTTCCATTGCATCGCTAGCATAAACATGTAATTGCATACCAACGTATGTTCCACCACCTCCAGTTATCGCCATCCTTAACCTATTAGTCAGACTCCAGCTAAGAGTGCCATCTTCGGTATAATTTATTCTTACACCACCATCAGTATCAGGTGCTCTTCGCATTGATATTACATCATCTTCTGCAAAAGGACAACCCCCGTCATTCCATTCAGTACCAATTACCACCTGAAATGTATCAGGTGGATATGGCCATCCAGTTCCCATAAATGGCATTTCACTAACAGATGAACTCGAAGAGCTTGAGCTTAGGCTGGACAATGAACTCGAAGAGCTTGAGCTTGAACTGGTTGACGAACTCGAAGAGCTTGAGCTTGTTGATGAACTCGAAGAGCTTGAGCTGGAGCTCGTTGACGAACTCGAAGAGCTTGAGCTTACACTTGAGCTGCTTGAGCTTGTGCTGCTTGAGCTGCTTGAGGATGAGCTGCTTGAGCTTGTGCTGCTTGAGCTTGAGCTTGAGCTTCCCCTATAAAGAACAGTAGCAGTTGTTTTACCTGTTGGTGCATTTGGTTTAAAATCTATTGTTCTTAGTTCCCATCCATCTGTACCTTCAGCATTTAAAGCAGCTTCGGTAGCCGCATCATCGTCAAAATTCTCAATTGTTTCAATTTTATATACGAAAGCCTCCATTATATTGTCCTCATATAGATCACTGTAGCAGTTGTTTTACCTGTTGATGCGTTTGGTTTATGAGTTATTGACATCAAATCCCACCCATTTGCACCTTCAGCATTTAAGACAGCTTGAGTAGCCGCATCATCATCATAATTCTCAATTGTTTCAATTTTATATACGAAAGCTGCCATTTTTATATCCTCTTTTTATGTATGAACTCATTTATATTTTGTTCTTTTATTTTTGAGAAATAATTATTCTTAAGTCCCCATCGTCAACTATTCTAACATTAAAGGCATCAGTTATTCTAAAAGAAGTTTCACTTCTTGGTTCGCCTGTTATTACTATCATTTTGCATCTTTAATTATCAATAAATGTAATTGATTTAAATATTTCGTCTTGATAATATAGATATGGGGTAAAACCTGATGTTGTAGTAACATCAAAATAACTTGGGATTACATGTTCACTAAAGTATGGATCAGTGTCCCAAAACGCTTTAAAGTCATATGGGTTAATAGGAACACCTGCATATATAGCAGATTCATACCAAGAGGCACCTGTACCATCCTCTTTCGCTGGAGTCAAATACCACCATATACTGGTAGGATTTTTATCACCGATTCTCATTTTTAATCTATTGGTTGTATTATTTGCAACAAGAGTTCCATCTTCTGTATAAGATATCTCGCTAGTATCTTCACCTGCCCTTTTGAGTCTAATAACATCATTTTCAACGAAATAAATATTACTTTCATTCCATCTATTACCAATCACAACTTCAATTTCATCAGGTAAATATGGCCAACCTGCTCCCATCCATGGAGCATCACTAACAGATGAACTTGATGAACTTGATGAGGCTACTGATATGCTTGATGAACTCGAAGAGTTCGAAGAGCTTGAGCTGGAGCTTGTTGATGAACTCGAAGAGCTTGAACTGGTTGATGAACTCGAAGAGCTTGAACTGGTTGATGAACTCGAAGAGCTTGAACTCACACTTGAGGAGCTTGAGCTTCCCCTATAAAGAACAGTAGCAGTTGTTTTACCTGTTGATGCGTTTGGTTTATGAGTTATTGATATCACATCCCATCCATCTGCACCTTCAGCATTTAAAGCAGCTTCGGTAGCCGCATCATCGTCATAATTTTCAATCGTTTCGGTTTTATATACAAACGCTTCCATTTTTTATATCCTCTATATTTTTGATAATCAAGTATTCTTAAGTAACATGCTTTAAAACAATTCCACCTGCAATAGCTCCTGATGTTCCAGCAATCCAATTAAAAGTTTTATTATCTGTGTCTGCATCTGGTAAGTATGTTTTTGACCGAAGAGTACTAGAAAAGATTCGACCAGTGACCGGACCTTGATCATAATAACCGTAATCTTGACCCTCTAAATCACCATAAGTATACTCGGGGGCATCTTCACTTAGTACCCCCCGCCTTGCTTCAACGAGAAAAATTATAGGTTGATCACCAATATCATAACTAAAGCTATTAGTTGGAATACTTAATGTGTCGAAATTGGTGTTAGAGGTGGAGTCGAAGATTGGATTATCTTGATCTACATTTTCATAACCTGCGTATGCTATTATAGTTCCTTCATCAGGTTGAATTGACCAACCAGCATTAAAAGAATCACCAACCATTAAAGCTATGTCAGATTCTAACATATAACCAATCCATGTATGCATAGTATTAAATGTTCTATCATCAACATTTATACTAAGGATTGATGTCATATCTACGCCGCCTAATGTAGGATTTGCAAATGCATTACTTCCGGTTAAATTTGACTTCGCTACAATATATGCAACTACACATCTATTAGTTCCGTCAGGCACAGTAAATGTGGCGGTAACAGGATCAGAATCATCGTAACCATCATGTTCCCAACCAGTGCCTATTAAGTTTACTTCCAGAGGGGCTACTGTTGAAGTTGAGCTTGAGCTCGAACTGGTTGATGAACTAGAAGAGCTTGAGCTTAGACTAGACGATGAACTAGAACTCGAAATTGACTCAAATGAAAAACTCGATGAAGAACTAGAACTTGAGAGTGAACTCGAACTCGATGAACTGGAAGAGCTACTGGATACAGAACTAGATGAACTAGATTGGTATATCTCTATAACACAAACGTCCATACCTGTCAGACAATCGAATGTTCCACCACCATCAAATTCTGCCATCCCACCAGTTTGAATGTGTACGTATGTTGCTCCATTATCAATTGCAGCCGTTGAATCAGCAAAGTATGCTCCATCTCCTTCTACATCTATATTTTCAACAATAAGATCTGCATTCGTAGCATCATACGGAACACATATCAATGATTCGTGATGCTCATCATCAAGTTGTGTTTGTAAACCCAATGGACTATCTGTTGCTGCACCAATATCATAATTCGAATTACAATCATAAGTATCTCTTTGATAATACAGATCATCTGAACCAGTCGAATCTATACAGACAGTTAGTTCGTCTGTTGAATCTATCGAGATCGCACAGCATGGTATTCCATCAGCTGTGGCAAAATCATTAATATTGTGTTCCATCTCTATAGTGCCAAGGGAATCTTCAACGACGATAGTATTAAAAAGTCTATTCTTGAACTGGAGAGCTTCAAGAAGAATATATCGTGCTCGATAGGGTTTGAAGAAATTAACAACTGGTTTCAGATCCTCAAAGAATGAAGACAGCCCGTCGATCATATAAGCGAAATTTATAAAACCAAAACCAATATTGTTTCTAACCCATATAGCCAAGTCATTGATAAGACTACTTAAAACCTCTTTTGGTGGATCGGTGTAAAGAAGATCATCAATGTCAGATTTTAGAGTTGGATCTATTGCTGTCAATAGAGTTTGTGCATCAGAAGAATTTTGTAAAAAGTTTGATGGTTGTATTCTATTAAACTTTTCATAATATTCATTTAGCTGAATTAATATTTGCTCTCTCGTTTTTGGCTGACCAGTAACAACTTCATAATCTGTTATTATTTGAAGGTACTCAGAATCAGTACCATCATAACAAATGAATAAATCGCCATCTACTCCTGTTGGATAGTTTGTATTAAAAACATATAAAACAGACAGGTATAATGCTAACAAAGATGATGTAGAATTGGTTGTTCTTATCTCAGCATTTTGTGGTAAAGTTCCGCCATTGGCGTATATTCCATATTGATCCTGAATTATTCTACTGAGGATTGCTGTTTCTGGCCCTTCTGCATCAATAACCGGACGAATACCAATATATGGAGTTTTCGACGGTAGATTAATTGAACTACGATTATGCAGGGCTAGAATCTGATCAGATGTATATAGCCAATGTGGGTCGGATGATGTAAACTCTTCATATTGAACATCTAATAGTCCCGGGTTGGTTGTTGTTCCAGCAATCGCTTGACCACGAAAGATTAGCTCATCAACAGTCTCCAATCTTAAGAAAAATTCAAAGATATCAACTTCTGCTAAACCATAGTATTGTAATACATCAACCAAGGCTTGCGGCGTTCCCTTCACTTTATAAAGATTAACTAAATCCAACATAAGGGCTGTTTTATTTGGTAGGGGATTTTCATCGATATTACCAAGTGTAACAGAATGGTCATATCCAAAACTTCTGAATAATTCATCTAAATCTGAATTGGACATTGAATATGGATCAGATAAGTTTGCTGTAGTTTTGACAACTGATTTATGTGCTGAGTATAAATCAATTAGGAATTTTCTTAGCCTTTTATAGTCAGCAGTATTATAGGATAACTGGTCAATAACATTGCCAAAATAGTTGTCGGAACGAGCATCTTGATCTTTAGTTAGAGCATTCATTGTATCGGTCAGGGTGCTTGGATTTTCACCTGATGCCGATCTTAGAATGTCCCAAAAGAGATCTATATTTAGAGCCAAATTTTATTCCTCCTATTTATGTGCAACCACCAACATTCCGTACATATATATTAGTTACAGTCTTAAAATACTCATCAATAAGTAACAACTCGAACATATTATCTAAAATTGAAGTGGTTCCAGAAACAATATTTAAATTGTTGTATCTAGAATAATCTCCGTAGATTCTTAATTTTAAATATAAATAAATCAGTTTAGAAAGTTCAGTTTGTAATCCATTATAATATACCATCAGGACTCCCGTAGTTGAATCGAATACCGTATCCGCTGTAGAGTCGATAATTGTGACCCCTGTTGAGTCCTGTCTATAAGCTAATAATGCATCAAGTAATGTGAAGTCGTGCTGCTCCAATGAAAAGATGTTATCTCCAGCGTCATCTAGATGATAATATTTAGCCGCCGCGCCATAAATCATTATTCTAGTTCTAACATTTGATGGCCAATTGGCGTTAGAAGAGTCGCCATCATATTTATAACGGTAATAATTGTCAGGATAATTTTCATTAAATAACATTGAGATAAAAGAAGCGTGTGGCATCCATATTTCAGCTATGTCCACGGGCGCAGGAACCTCATATTTATTAACACTTGAATTCACTACGAATTCATAAAACCAATGTTGAAGTTCTGGCACCACATAGGGGGACACAACTTCAACTTGTGTAAATCCAGTACATTCTGACAATTATTTATCCTCACTTTTCATCCATATCAGTTTTTAGGCAGTCCGCTGTACTCAACATGTCGAGCATATGAATGAATAAAACATATTGTGGGTATTGATTAAAATCAATTTCATCTGTGTTGATGTGATTGGTGCTCCATCTTCCACTGTGAAAACGGATCATCAATTCTAAGATTTTGATTTGTTCGTCGCTAAAAATCTCTTTTAAAGAATCTTCGTTTTCAGCTATAACATCACCCATGATCTTATCATGTTTATAATCCGTGTGTTTCATCGTCCCATGTTGACCATATTTGAATGCATCATGCCAGACAACACCCAATAAAACCATATCGCATTCAATTGTTTTTTTGGTGATATTGAACATTTTAATAATACTGAAAGCTGTATATAACATCTCATAGACATGTTCAGCACACGTTGGAACTCGTCCGTCTTTCTTTTGATGATATTTTCCAGTAGATGAGGTTGGTAAATCCCAAATATTAGGAAACAATCCATTCAGCTGTTTCCACAGACTGAATGACCTCGTAGTCAGATTTTTTTCTAGCAGTTCACTAATAGCTTTTTGATACACTTTTCTCAGTTCCTTTCTTTATTATTTGTTCTCTTTTATATTTGGATTTTGTCGTCAATCTTTGTTCGGTCTGCTCCATGAAGTTCCATGATCGTTTTTCCAATACGACGATCTCCAAACCACCAGCACACCGAACTCACGGTTAAATAGGTTATAATCGATGTAACATCATTAAATATTGCAATGGCCTGTGCAGCAGATATGACCAAATCCCGCGATTTCATAATTTCCCATGCCATCATTGTTACCCATGTTGTTGCTCCACATAAATAAACTGTGAGGGCTGGTCTCAAAATACCACGAAGGAAATCAGTGAATCCAAATGAAACTGCTATAAGCATAGCTAATGGAAGTGAAATTATTTGCCATCTTCCCTTCACACTAAACAGCTTTTCAATCCACTTATTATCGAACAAGGCTTTATTGCCTTCCTTTTGTGATTGAATGAATGCTTGAGCATCAGTTAGTTCGATTGCACCCTCTACCTCAGCTCTGGTTATAGCAATGTTAGCCTTGGACTCCATAATCATCGCTTCTGTTTCGGCTTTAACCATTAGTAGTTCATGAGAGTTTTGCTCCTTTTTTAGTTCGATCTGAGCTTTCATGGTTTTATATTTGAAAATTCCACCAACAACAGATCCTATCAAACCTGTTACACCACCAAAAATTACATCTAATCCTAACATGTTATTTCCCCCCATTTCCGTTTCTTATTAATTCCCATGATAATTGACCTACTTTTATTATTGGGATCAGAACTTCGTTTCCGTTTTTTAATTGTAGTGTGAGCCGTCTCATATTAATGTCGATAACCGTGGCAATCTGTCCATCGTACATAACCTTGATGTTTTTTCCGAATTCTTTATCAAATCTTAGAACGATATACGCAGCAACGTTTTTTAAAAGTTGATAAACAACCAATGTACAAACAACTGTCATAATCATTCGCATGAATAACATCCAAAGCTCTGGTGTGATTGCTGTTACCATGTCTTGAATTACTTTCTGTTCCATTAGAAGGGACCTCCGACTACTGTTAATTTAAACTCTTCATTCTTCATGTTATTCATAAACTTTCTCACCGTTATTCTTGAGTTTAGAATGGCTCGTTGTCCCCCAAGATAACCATATTTTTTACCTAATAAAATACAACCTTCGACATGTGTTTTAAATCCTTTTGTTTTATCTCCAGCGTAATTACCTGAGTGGGTGAGTATATAAGATCTGTTGGGGACATCTGTTATCCAATATGTTTTTCCGAA